AGAAGGCCAAGCCCTATGGGACCGCGCGTGGACCGCTGGCAAAACTTGGCTCAGCGCAGACGGAGATGTTGACATCCTCCTGCTGCTGTGCGAAGCGATGGACGAGCGCACCGAGTTGCGTAAGCTCGTGCTTACCGAGGGCGATTGGCGTCAAAGATCAGCCTTGCGGTCATTGGAAAAGCAGGTTATCGACAAGCTCCAGCTGCTTGGCTTCACGCCAAGTGACCGTGGCCGCCTCGGTGTTGCCGAGGTAAAGCCAGAGGACGAGATGGCTAAATACCGCGCGCGTGTGGCTGGTCAATAAGTGGCTGGTCGTCACTCCAAACAAGGTCTTATGGAGCCAAAACCTGAATGGGCCCCCTCTTTTTGGACACCTAGAAAATCTGAACTAACAGATGGTCCAAGCGTTGCCGACTTCGCCAGCAGTTTCATGGTGGCCACCAAAGGAATGAAGGCGGGCAAACCCCTGAACTTTGCTGATTGGCAAGAGTGGGTTCTTAGTTGGGCGCTGGAGCGTAGGGAGGAAACCGGGCTTCTGCGATACCGGCAAGCCATCATCGGTATCCCACGAAAGACAGCAAAATCCTTGAAAGGCTCAGCGATCGCGCTGAAATACCTTGTGGGAACCCCTGAGCTTGGCCGTGAAATCTACTCTATCGCTGGTGACCGACAGCAGGCCAGACTTGTGTTCGGTGAAGCTCGTTGGCAAGTAATGAACCACCCGATTATGAGCTCCATGCTCAAGGTTTATCGGGACGCCATCGAGCACCCGGAAACCGGCTCCACCTACCGGGTGCTTTCCCATGATGGCAAGCTGGCTCAGGGTTTGAACCCATTTTTGACCATCGCTGACGAACCGCACGTTTACCCATCATCGATCATGTCGCCGGGGACCTCGGAACTGTGGGAAGCCATGCTTCAAGGTTCTGGAGCTCGACCAGAATCCCTACTTCTTGGAATCACCACGGCCGGTGACTACCGCGACGACGCGCTTTTGACCCGCCTTTACGACTACGGGAAGTCTGTGGCCCTAGGCGAGGAGGACGACGACTCCTTCGGAATCTGCTGGTATCAAGCGCCAGAAGGGTGCGACCACCGTGACGAAAAGTTTTGGCATGTGGCCAACCCGAACCTAGCCCTTGGTCTTGCCGACATCGAGGAGATGCGCTCCACGGTCAAATCGACACCAGAAAACGTGTTCAGGCGCTACCGATTGAACCAGATGGTCCGACTTGGCGGTATCGCTTGGATGGACATGGCTGCTTGGAAAGAAGTCGCGCGCGAGGACCGTATCGTGAAAACCGGCGAGCGCATTGTGATGTCTTTCGACGGTTCCGTTTCCAATGACGCGACAGCTCTAATGGGCATGACAATGGACGGTCACCTTTTTGTTCTTGGCTGCTGGGAAACTGATGGCCGAGATGATTGGCAAGTTCCAAGACGAGAGGTTGAGGCAGCCATTGAGGACGCTTTCGACCTGTATGATGTTAGAAGCTTCCAAGTTGACACCGCGTATTGGCTTGCGGAGTTTCAGTCGTGGCAGGAAAAGTATGGCAAGCGCCGGGTACTTGACTTCACGATGAGCAACGCCCGAATGGTCCCGGCCGTTCAAGAGTTTTACGCCGGAATCGCAGAGGGAGCAATAACCCACTCAAACGACGTTCGCCTAAACAGGCACGTTTCCAATGCCGTGGCCCACGAAACCCCTCGGGGGCTCACTATCAAGAAGCAGAGCAAGGACTCCTTACACAAAATCGACTTAGCGGTTGCTTCGTGTATGGCAAACGACGCTCGACTTCGACAAGTGCCCCGCAGGGGCTTCACCGGAGGGTTCTAAATGGCAACTTCGCCTAAAGAAGCACTAGAAGTGGTCAAGGAGCTTAGTGATCGCCTTGACTTACGCAACCAACAATCGTTTGCTTACGATCGGTATTACTCGGGCTTACACCCAATGCCGTGGATTCACCAGCGAGCTAGAAGTGAATACCGCAAACTTATGAAGCAGGCCGTGAGCAACTTTCCGCTGCTCATCGTCGATTCTGTTTCTGACCGACTCGAAATCGAAGGTTTCCGCCTAGGCGACACCGCAGCCGACCAAACGGTTTGGACTGACATCTGGCAGCGCAACAAGCTGGACGTGTACGCGCCAGCAATCCACACCCAATCCCTTGTCACGTCCATCTCATACGCAAGTGTGTGGCCTACCGAGGATGGCATGAACGTCACCATCAGGCCAGAGTCATGCTACGAATGTATCCACGACTCCGAGCCGGGCGACCCGTTGAAGGTTATCCGCGCCCTCAAGAAGTGGGCCAACCCTGTGCGCAAGCGCTGGTACGCGCACCTCCACCTTGACACTGGTGAAGTATTCAAAATGGAAGGCCGCTGGAACGAGGGCCAAGAATCACCCGATGTTTGGGAAACCATTGAGCTTGTGGAAAACCCTTTCGGTGACGAAATCGGTATCCGACCATTCCTGAACCGACCACAACTGGACGGAACGGGCCGCAGCGAGCTTGCCGATGTTATCCCCGTGTTTGATCGAATCAACACCTTGACGGCCGACATGCTTTTGGCCGCCGAGCTGGCTGCGTTCAAGATTCGCTGGGCCACCGGAATCGACGTTCCCCGCGACGAGGAAGGAAACCCCGTAGAGCCTTTCGATGTTGCTATGGACCGCCTTTGGGTTTCAGAAAACCCAGAAGCCAAGTTCGGCAACTTCGAGTCAAGCTCGTTGGAGCCCTACGGAACCGCCATCGACCAAGCAATCCAGCAGGCGGCCGCCATCACCCGGACACCTCCATTCCTGCTCCTTGGCAAGTTGACCAACCTTTCCGCCGAGGCCTTGAAGGCAACAGAATCCGGCTTGGTCAAGAAGGTCCAAAACCGCGCGCGTTCTTTTGGCGAATCGTGGGAGGACCTCATGCGTCTTGGACTCAAGATTGTTGACCCAGCCAAGGCTGACATTGTGGACATGGAAACCATTTGGGCTGACCCGGAAAACATTTCCGAAGCTGCCCGCGTGGACGCCCTTACCAAGCTCTACAACATTGGACTTCCAAAAGAGGCCGTGTGGGAGAAGTGGGGCGCCACACCACAAGAGATTGAGCGCTTCAAGCAGATGGCCATGACCGAATCTTTGGATAGGGCCCTAGCCAACGCCATACCAGCCGGTCCCGGCCTCTCAACAGGTCCGGCAACGATCAATAACGGCCAGCAAACATCTGCGAACACCCCTGACCAGATGAATGTTCAGGTTGACCAGAACCTATGAGCACAATCCCGGAGTCGGTGACATACCCGTTGCCGCAAGACAATGCTGATCTAATCATTGAGGATGGCTTAGATGTTGACCCAGCTGTGTTGGTTGCCCTCGCGGTTGGATACCAGATGGCGCAGTCAGCTGTTTCGAGAGCAAGCGAACAGGCGGCCATGTCGCTGTTCGTCCGACTCCAGCCGGTCACCGATGCTGACATGGCGACGTGGATGGATGGGTGGAATGGGCTTCTAGCTGCCTCGCAGGACCGGCAGTACGCCATCACCTCTGATTACGCGCGCAGAACGATGTCGGCCTTTGGGGTCAACCTTCAACCCGATGTCGAGGTCAAATACGACGAAAAGTTGTGGAAAGACCTAGAAAAGTGGACCAAGACACCGTATGCGCAGATCGCTTCACGGGAGCTGCGCACCGACGTTGACGACGCCCTCAAGCGAATCGCTGACGGTAAGGCCATGCTCAAGGATGCTCACCTAGCTGACCGTATCTTGAACCTTCACGCCCCCGTCGTAAAGGCCCGGCAGGAGTTGTCCAACGGCGTCACAGGGGGTCAAGCGTTCAACAATGTTTCTGACCATGTTGGTCGGGTCACCTACAACGTGGGTCGATCAGCCGAAGGTATGGCCACTGACCGGGCTGGCTGGCCAATGTTCAAAAACGGTTCAGCCATGCTCTACCGGCGCGTACCGGCTGCTAACGCTTGCGGCTGGTGTGTGATCGTTTCCACGCGCGTTTACACCTTGGCCAGCTTTAGGGCCGGTCGAGCTTGGCATGGTGGGTGTCGATGTTCTTGGAGGCCACTGACGAGAGCTGAGGCAAGTTCTTATGCGCTTACTTACAGGGAAACACAAGACTACTTTCAGGCCGCTGAAACCATCGGAGCTTGGAGTGGTCCAGCACCAGATAACTACAACGATTGGATTGCTAAGAATCGTTTTGGTAGTGGTGATTCCACAGTTGGTGCGGGCGCTACTTTGGTCGGCCAAAATGCCTAACTGTGCCCTTATTCGCCCCAATAACTTTCTGGTGGGAGAACCGCGCCCGCTTAGTGGCTTTGGCGCAGTTCAATCCTATTGGCCGTGTCAAGTTCGCGCAAGTATTTTTGGGGAATAGTTTGAAAAATCTTTATCCACAGGTTATCCACAGGTTTCAAGCGCCAGCCGGTGTTTGATTACGGGAGCAAGGAGAGTAGGAAAAATGAGTGAAAGCAACCCTTTCGCAACACCGCCAGAAGGTGAAGCGCCACCAGCGAATCCGTTTGCCGCTCCGTTGGAGCCACAACCGGAAGCGCCAATGGTGATCGAGGAGCAAAAGGCCGCCCCGGTCCCAACGCCACCTGTAAAAACCGTCAGCCTCACCGATGAGCAGCGAGCGGTCCTTGATGAGCATGGCATTACGCCAAGCGCAGAGGGGGTTATCAACATCGCTGACCATGTGAAGCTTTTGACGACGCTATCCAATCTGCGCCAACAGGTGCGAACCCCGAAAGGAACCACCGTGGCCGAAGGTGACGTTGTTGACCCAGATCAAATCCGTCAGGAAACTCGTCGTGAGGTGGAGGCCGAAATGCGCCTCGATGTGACTCGCGCGCAGGTTGTGGCAGCTGCGGCTTCGGCCGGTTTCGCTGACCCGGAGGATGCCCCTCGGATGTTGGCTTTGGCCGAGCTTGATTCAGCGGACAAGGTGAAGGAAGCTGTTTCGTCCTTGGCCGAGGAGAAGCGCTATTTGCTGGCCAAGCGCGTGGCGCCCCTCGAGCAGGGTGTTCAGGTTTCCGGCCAGAAGGAAGCTCCCGGTGACTGGATTCGTCAAATCGTTGCTGGTAGCGGCGCGTGAGCGCCTCTCCCGCGCCTTGGTGGGAATCGCCCAGCGGTGACCGCAGGCAGTCGGCCCTACCCCCAAGGTCAAGAACAGATAAAGGTTTTGTGGCTTGGGAAAAGGTGGATGGCCCCCATCCGCCTCAAGATTGGAAAAAGGCTATTGTGGAGCCTGCTCGGCGTGAACATTCTGCTACGGTTGAAACCGAAGTTGGAATCTCCTCGTCCAGCACAAAAGCTCAGATCGTTTCAATGGTTGCCGGTCAAACGGGAATCGATGTTGCCGAACTGAACGCCCTAACCAAGGCTCAACTTTTGGAGCGTTTCGCACAATGAAAATCATGGCCTACCTCCACTCCTACCCGCCTTTTAGGCTTTTGGGTGGGGAGCTAATGACCTCTCGAATGTTGGAGGCGTTGGTGGAGGCTGGCCATGATGTGACGGTTCTTTGTCAGCAGATCAAGGAGCCTTTTGAGCGCAACGGTGTGAAAATAAAGCCGAGAAGGCTAAATGTTTCTAGAATCGACTTGGCGAACTCTGATGTTTTCATTTCACACCCAGAAATAGCTCACTTCGTTTCCCACCGCTTGTCGTCGTTGGGTGTACCTTATGTTGGTATCGTTCACAACCTGAACGAACCGACTTTATCGGAGTTGCGCAGAACACCTCCTCAAGTCGTTGTCGCTAACGCCAAGGCCACGGAAGCCGAACTTGTTTCCCGTGGCCTTGGTAAGCGGATTGAGATTTTTAGGCCACCGAGTCTGGCCAAGTGGGTTTCGTCCCCGTCAGCTGAGCTGCCTAGAAGGTTCGTCACATTAGTAAACTTGAACCCCGACAAGGGTGGAAGCCTTTTCTATGAACTCGCTTTGGCCAGACCAGACCTACATTTTCTTGGTGTCAACGGTGGGTACGGGGAGCAGGTGAGGCCAAAGGAGGTCCCGCCAAACGTGACTTTGGTGGGTCAAAGCGAATCAATGGGTCTTATTTACGCGATGAGTAGGGTTTTGTTGATGCCTAGCAAAACGGAAACCTACGGGATGGTCGGGGCTGAGGCGTGCCTAAATGGAATCCCGGTGATAGCCAATCCGCTTGACGGTATTTTTGAGTCAATCGGACCGGACGCTCTTTACGCTGATAGGGACAAGCCGGATGAATGGCTAAAGCACCTTTCTGACCTTGACGATGAAAAGTTTTGGTCAAAGCAGTCAAAGATTTCTTTTGAGCGTGGAAAGTTTTTGGACCAAAGGACAACCGACGATTTGGCTCGCTGGGTGGAAATGATTGAATCGCTTTGACACGGTTGTTGCGTAGCTTTCCATGACCTGCTAGGATTTTCGTGTACGGGTTCAGCGTGACGCTGAACTCACTTCCCGCGTGACGGCGTGATGCCTCGGCGTGATCGGATAACTATTCCCTTCATTATTGAGGATTTCTAACATGGCTGTCGCCCCCAACATCGGTCGCAGTGACGTTTCGGGTGTTATCCCCGAGCTTTACTCGAACCAGTTTCTTGATGTAATCATTGCCGAGAGCGCTGCGTTGAGTGCGTTCCGCACCATCCGCCTCGGCACGAAAACCAATACTTTCCCTGTTCTCTCAGCACTCCCCGCCGCCGGTTTCGTCACCGAGGACCCAACCAACGCTAATGGTGTAAAGCCAAAGAGTCAGGTTCAATGGTCCAACAAGACGATCACGGCTGAGGAAGTTGCCGTTATCATCCCGATTCACGAAAACGTGATCGAGGACTCCACTGTTGACCTGTGGGCCCAGATTCGCCCTCTCGTTGGACAAGCTTTTGGTCAAGTCATTGACGACGCGATCATGTACGGCACGGGCAAGCCTGCTTCTTGGCGTGCTGGTTTGATTCCTTCCGCGATCTCCGCTGGTGCTGTTTCTCAGCTGTCGGGCTCGGTTGACCTTATCGATGGCTTCAACGAAGCCTTTGAGTACGTTGAGGCTGACGGCAACGACGTGAACACCGTTATCGCTGGTCCTCGTATGCGTTCGCGCCTGCGTGGTCTGCGCGACTTGGACGGTCAGCTGATTTACTCCTCCATCAAGGATGGAAACGGAAACGAGTCGGTTTACGGCGCAAACCTGTACCGCACCCGCAACGGTGTTTGGGACGACGCTGAGGCTTTGGCTTTGTGTGTTGACGCTTCCAAGGTTGTTGTTGGACTGCGTTCAGACATGAGCTACAAGCTGCTCACCGAAGCCACCTTGGGTACTGGCGCTGACGCCTTGAACTTGGCTGAGCGTGACATGGTTGCTTTGCGCGTAAAGATGCGCCTTGGTTGGGAAGTGGCCACAAACGCCACCGCACTCAACGCCAGCCCCGTCCCGTTCTCTGTGGTTCTTGCTGAGGAAGCAGGTTCCTAGTAGCCCCCAAAGGCAACGGCGGGGGTCGTGTGGCTCCCGTGCGGACCCCGCCGTTGACCGAGCTAGGAGCAGAGCATGTCCGGTCCCTTGATTGACGTTTCCTACGTTGAAACTATCTATGGCGTTCAACTTGACGATGAAGTTCGCTGCGAAGCACTCATCCTAATCGCCTCTGATCTTGTTTGCGAGGAAGTCGGCACTCCTTACACGGCCCTCACGGCCCCTAGCCGTGCCAAGCAGGCTGTATGCGACCTTGTTATTTCAGCTCTGTCAACCGACGACGAAGGCTCGGTCAAGGCCGAGCAGATTGGCGATTATCGAGTCGAGTACGCCCGCTCGCGCGCGGCTATGGACCTTGGTATCGTCGCCCATCTGCTCGGCCCACTTCGTCGTGGTGCTTACTCTGTGAAAACACCGCTAGGTGTTGACGGACCAGCTGATGCGAGCACGACATCTTGGTATCCATTTGTCGCCCCCGGTGACGACGGAGATGAGATCGAGTACCCATGAGTCTGCGCTTGTTGACCAAAATGCTGACGCTCACCCATCGTGAGCAAACAACTGTTGGTTCTGATGGCCGCCCGGTCACCGACGAAACGGTTGTCCAGACAAAAGGTGGTTTCAAGCGTGCTTCGACCAGCTCATCAAATGATGCTGGCCTTGTCATT